ACGCGCGCATGGGTTGGCCCGCAGGCATTAGGACCGGGCACGGTTGTCGTTTACATTGTAACCGATGACGAAAATCCGATTACTCCAACGCCTGCAAAAATTACGGAAGTTTTTGATTATATCGACGAACGTCGTCCAGTCACGGCGAACGTGAAGGTAGTCGGCCCAACGCTTTTACCGCTTAATATGTCGATTTCAATTAAGCCAAACAACACGGCAACGCAAAACGCAATTACGCAAGAATTACGCGACTTGATTTTTAGGGAAGCGTCACTTGCCGGCGCGTACAAAGCACCGGGCGAATTGTTTGACGGGAAAATTCTTTTGTCGCGTTTAAATGAGGCTATATCAATCGCAATCGGGGAAGAAGACCATTTAATAACTTTAATCAATGCGGTCGCGCCGGCGGACATTACGCCCGCTACCGGTCAACTTATAACATTAGGGACAATTACATGGGCAACGCTACCGTAAAGCAGAACTATGTTGATTTTTTACAGAAGCATTTTCCGCGCGGTTTTGCGTGGTTTCAATCGCGCCCGTCGATTATTGACGCTTTAGTAAATTCAATCGCCGAAGAACCGTGTCGAATTGAAGAACGCGGCCATAAATTTTTAGACGAAATGGACCCCAATACCACGTTTGAAATGTTAGAAAATTGGGAACGTCTTTTAAATATTCCCGACGAATGTTCCCCGCCCGGCGACCCTAGTATTTTTGAACGTCGCGTGCGCGTGCTACAAAAATTAACAACCGGCGGCGGACAAAATGACGGCTTCTACCGGTTGATTGCGCAGCAATTAGGCTACGACATAGACGTTTTAGACGTTGAAAATTTCCGCGATTTTCGCGTAGGTATTTCGCGCGTAGGGGAAGCGTTGACAAACTCAACACTTCCAAACGGAACGACCGGCCCCGCGGGTTGGGCTTTTGCTTTTAGAATCAAGGCACCGATTGAAGACTTTGTACGTTATTTTAGAGTCGGGCAATCGACCGTCGGCGAACGGCTTGTTTTGGTCGAAAATACTACATTGGAATGCGTCATAGAAAAATATAAACCGGCGCATACGACGGTCTTGTTTTCGTATGAATAGAATGGTGACATAATAAAATTTTGAGGGGGAATCATGCATAGAATTGACAGCAACGGAAACGCTAGCAACCTTTTTACGGAAGGCAACGCAGCGTTAAGCATTCCCGCGACTATAGTTAGCGCGGCGATAATGAACGCACTTCAAGAAGAAGTCGTAAAAGTAGTTTTAGAATCGGGTCAAACGCTTTTAACATCGGCTACGGACACGCGCGACCAATTATTTGCGGGCATAATTGAATTGATAAAACGCGGCGGCGTAAAAGTAACGCAAGCGATTGCGAACAATCAAACGATTGCCGCCGATGTAACAAATTTTCCGATTATAAACCGAACAGAAGTTAAAGCGTTTGAGTTTTTATTTACAATTGAACGCTCTACAGTTAGCGGGAACGTTGTCGAAACGGGCCGCGCTGTTTGTACTTATAATTCCATTACCGCAGCATGGACACCGGTTGTCGTAACTTCATTGCATGACGACGCCGACGTTGATTTTATTATAACTTTGGTTTCGGGAAATAACTTTAAACTGCAATATACAAGTAGTAACTTGACCGGCGGTAGTTATGCGGGACAATGTTTAATAACCGACATAAAATTAATTAAAAACTAAAAGGGGAAGCAGCTATGAAATTCAACATGAAAAGAACGGCACTTGTTACCGCGCTGTTAATTTTCAGCGGGCTAGCAATGGGCGCGAAAATTACAGACGATAAATTGAAAGTCGGTAATCCGACGTCCGGTGCAAATAAAGAATTGGTTTTTGATAACGGAACAGCGACGCCGCCTTCGGTGCGTTTGAATACGTCGTCGACAAAACTAGAATTTACAAACGACGGAACAAACTACAAAGCAATCGGAAGCGGTTCGGGCGGCGCAAGCGGCGTGAATTACCTTCAAGACTTAAACGGTGATTTTGAAGCAGGCGCAACCGGTTGGACAAACGTCGGCGGAACTTTTATTGCGTCGTCTTCTACGCCAATTGCGGGCGCGCAATCGGGTTTATTTACGGCAAGTGCAACGGGTCAAACACTCGATTCGTCTTTAATTACAAAACAACTAGGCGCAGGCGGACGCACTTGTAGCGCAACCTTTGAATACAATTGGCAAGGTACTGCGGGGCAATTAAATGTTCGCGTTTTAGACCAAACTAACGCGTTAATCGCGGGGCCGGTTGATTTAGTAGTAACAACGGCAACGCAATCGATACAAGCGCAATTGCCATTGTTTGAGTGCGACGCGGCTACTCAATTTAAAATTAGAATTACTTCAACCGCAGCAAGCGCGGCTTTAAAATTGGATAATGCTTTCATTGGTTACGGTCTAAACGGTTTACAAGTTTCGCAAGCGGAAGTTTTCGGTCAAGCGGTTATGTCGCCGACTTCTACTCCGGCGCAGACTACGTCCGCGAGTTTTGTAAACATGGTTTACAATTCCGCCATTATTGCGACTTATAACGGGAAAGTTTCAGCGGGTTCGGGAAATGATGTTTCGATAGTTTTAGCTAATGCGCCTGCGGGAAAATACGAAATCATTGCTATTCATAATTTGAATTTGCAAAACCCGTCAGGGTCCGGTTCAAATGTTTGCCAATCAAGAATTTACGACGGGACTAGCGAAGGCGACGTTGGGCAAATGTACGGACAAACGATTAGGGCGGTTGCCGATGCGGAACAAACAGGAGACGACGAAAACACCGTCCATGCGGTTTATTCTTTTAGCACTAACCAAACAAATAAAACATTTCATATTCAAGCGCGTAGACTAGGCGCCGCAGCGTTTTTATGTTCGGTTGCTACGGTTCAATGGGTTGTAAAATATTATCCGTTAAATGCCAACAACGCCTTAACTATGGAAACAAGCAGCTGGTTTATTGACGCAAATATTGGAGGGACAAGCCCGTCTTTAGGGGCGTCGTCGATTTCAACTTTAACCGAAATTACAAGTTCCGCTTTAACTATGACAGTTAATACGGGGTCTTTGCCGGCGACTATTCCTTGTTCTTCGACTAACCCGTCTACCGGACTATCATGCGCCGCCGGAAATGAATCTATTGGAGTGACTTTCGATTTACCGCAAGCGGGAAATGTTTTTGCGTGCGCAAAGTTTTCCCATAACGCTACGGTAAATAACGGGACGGTTTCGGCGGGTTTTGTATTGGTCGAAACTGGCAATAGTAACCAAACGGTTTTGCAATCCGCAAATCAAAAAGTTTCGTCGGAAATTTCTACGGCGGCTTCGGTTGCGAACGGGTTTCCGCATACTGTGTGCGGGGTTTTAAAATTTGCGACTGCGGGCAAAAAAACTTTACGGGTTATGTACGAACAATTCATTAGTGGTACGATTGCCGGTAACGTTTTAATTACCGACCAATCTACGAACGTTGCCGAAAGGGATTTTCACATAACGGTAATTCCTATTTCCAATCAATTCCCCTCGCCGGTGTTTACCGATCTGCAAAATACTTTAAATTCAAAAGTTACGGCGGCTACTTCGGGCATTAAGTCGGCAAGTGCGCTTGTAATTTATTCCGGCGGCACGCCGATTATTAGCCGTAACAATGGGTTGATTCAATCTATTGCGGATACTGCGGTAGGTATTGCCGGCCTTACTTTTGTCCCCGGCCTTTTTGCTACAAATAATACTGTTTGTATTTGTAGCCCCGATAATGGCGCGACTACAGATACCGGGTGTTCATTGAGCGGGGTTAGCGGCACGGGCGGAAACGTTTATCAACAATTAAACGGAACTGCGACCGACGTAGGATTTTTTATTAGATGTGAAGGAAACTAAGGGGTATTTATGAAAAAATTATTAGGGTTGTTTTTATTAGGCCACGGATGTCATTTAGCTTTTGCAGGCAATTGGGCGCCGCTTTCAGAAATAAAAGCGCAAGACATAAAAAAAGTTTTTGCGGAGAAATCGGAGTGCGAACAATTAGGCCCGTGCGAAGACATTACGGGCGTTAAACTTGACGAAGTAAAAACCGTCGAAGTTGACGACACGCTTCGCCCGAAGTTTATTAAAGACAAACTCATTTCTTGCGCCGACCAAGCGGATTGCAAAACCAAACTCCAAGACCAAACTTGCGACGCCGGCGACTTTGCAGTCATTAACGAAAACTACACGGAAGTTTATTGCGCGAAACAAGACGGCTTTCATAAAAAAGACGGCTTTGTAAACGACGAAGACAAAATCGCAGCGAAGCAAGAAAAACAAAGTTTGGATAGCAAAACCGACCAAGGCTACGTCGACATGGAAAAAGGCCGACGAATCATTGCTCTTGTAGCGGGTGTTATTAAGTCTAAAAAGCTCACGACTGCGCAACGAAAAGCGTATGTAAAGGCTATGCAAGACTTGATTATCCTTGCGCACGTAGG